CCCACAGATGATTTGCACCTACCCCAATATCTGTTAGACTTCGCAAAACCGGTACTGGATACCTGCGACATGTCTGTGGTACAGATAGACCCTACTAAAGATCATCCCGTTCCTTACGATTTGGCAGAGGAGAAACCAACGACCCGCTTAAAAGAGGTCGAGGTGGCTGGCAACACGGCGGAATTGCAGGAATCTTTAGGTGCGGCGCTTGAGGTTACTGAAGAAGATGCGGAACGTGAGAAGCAACTCATTCAGGCAGTAGCCGAGCGTAGTAAAACAGCAGATTTAACCCACCCACCTACAGCGTTTGCAGCAGCTTCGTTTCTGCGTATGTACGGTCAACAACTGGCTATGGATGCAGCCGAAGCGCGTGCAGCTATTACGCACAAGTTAATGGAAATAGCGAACTGTGGTGACCCACGGTTTGAGCTTAAAGCATTGGAATTACTAGGAAAACACAGCGATGTCGGTATATTTACCGAGCGCAGTGAGATAACGGTTAACTATAAGAACCCAGAAGATTTAGAGAAAGCGATAAAGGATCGGGTGAAAAACCTCCTTAACGCGAGTGTAGTGGACGTAGCACCTATGGATGAGCGCCTAGATGAGGCGTTGGGTGAGGAAGGGGAAGACTTGGATGTCTGAGGTATCGCCCTTCGATAACATCACCATCAAGGATATTCCGACTATACTCCCTATGTTGTCTCTGCCGGAGCAGGAAAAACTGTTGGCAGAGCTGGAACATCTGAACAAGCTTAAGCAACAGAAGAAGGCCCAGACGCGGTTTATAGATTTTGTAAAGCAGATGTGGCCTGTGTTTATTAGTGGAAAACATCATGGCAAGATGGCTGAAGCGTTTGAGCGTGTGGCTCGTGGTGAGTGTAAGCGTCTCATTATTAATATGCCTCCTCGTCATACTAAGTCTGAGTTTGCTAGTTACTTATTACCTGCGTGGTTTCTGGGGCAGTATCCGCACAAGAAAGTTATCCAGACTTCCCACACCGCAGAACTGGCGGTAGGGTTTGGTCGTAAGGTAAGAAACCTTGTCGATCAGGATAATTACCAGAGCATATTCCCTGAGTTGAGTCTGCAAAGTGATTCAAAGGCAGCGGGACGGTGGAACACCAGCAAGGGCGGGGACTACTTCGCGATTGGTGTAGGCGGTGCGGTTACTGGTAAGGGCGCGGACTTATTGATTATTGATGACCCGCACTCGGAACAGGAAGCAGCGCTGGCTGAGATAAACCCTGATATATACGACAAGACTTACGAGTGGTACACATCAGGCCCAAGACAACGACTACAACCCGGCGGGGCTATTGTTGTAGTAATGACCCGTTGGAGTCTACGTGACCTGACCGCTAAAGTGTTAAAAGCGGCAGCGGAACGTGGAGGGGATGAGTGGGAAGTCATTGAATTTCCTGCACTTATGCCCAGTGGCACACCGCTGTGGCCGGAGTTCTGGTCACGGGATGAGTTACATGTACTAAAGCAGGAACTGCCCAACTCCAAGTGGATGGCGCAGTACCAGCAGCAACCGACATCGGAAACGTCGGCTATTGTGAAACGTGAGTGGTGGCAGCAGTGGGATAAGGAAGACCCGCCTCCCTGTGAATATATCCTGATGGCATGGGATACGGCGTTTGAAAAGAACAATAGGGCTGACTATTCGGCACTGACCACATGGGGTGTGTTCTACCACCCTGATGATGCGGGGGTAGATAAGGCGAATATAATTCTCCTGAATGCCTTTAGGGAACGGATGGAGTTCCCACGCCTGAAGAAGGTGGCTATTGAGCAGTACGACAGTTGGGAGCCAGACTCCATCATTGTGGAGAAGAAAGCATCGGGTGCGCCGCTAATCTATGAGATGCGGGCGATGGGTATACCGGTGCAAGAGTTCACTCCGACGAGGGGTAACGACAAGATAACACGGCTTAATTCCGTGTCTGACTTATTCGCTTCTGGTATGGTATGGACACCGAACCGCCCGTGGGCGGAGGAAGTTATTGACGAGGTAGCAAGTTTCCCATCAGGGGAGCATGATGACTACGTGGATTCCGTGTCACTGGCACTGATGCGGTACAGAAAGGGTGGCTTTGTCAGGCTACCGTCAGATCAGGAAGATGAGGTTCAATACTTTAAACAGCGTAGAGGCGGGTACTATTAATGGCTATTGAGAAAAGTTTATTTGCAGGGCCAGCGGGGGAAGAAATCGAAGTGGTTGAGCAGTTGGAAATCGCTATCGAACCAGAGGTGGTGGCTCTGGAAGACGGGGGCGTAGAGATAACGCTAGTCCCTGATGATATGGACATGGATATTATCAATGCGCCATTCGATGCTAACCTTGCAGAATATTTAGATGATGGCCGGTTAAACCAGCTATCCAGTGAATTAGTTGAAGCGGTAGATGGGGACGTGGGTTCTCGCCGTGATTGGGCTGATACATTCGTCAAAGGCTTGGAAGTTCTAGGCTTTAGTTACGAGGACAGAACTGAACCTTGGGAAAATGCCTGTGGTGTCTATAGCACCGTACTGGCAGAAGCAGCGATAAGATTCCAAGCAGAGGCCATGAGTGAGACATTCCCAGCGGCTGGCCCAGTTAAAACCCAGATACTAGGGGAAATAACGCGGGATAAAGAAGACGCAGCTCTGCGCGTTAAAACCGATATGAACTACGAGCTTACGGATGTCATGGTGGAGTACCGCCCTGAGCATGAACGTATGCTATACAGCTTAGGATTAGCAGGATCGGCATTTAAGAAGATTTACTTTGATCCAAGTTTAGATCGCCAGACTGCTATTTACATTCCAGCGGAGGATATGATCGTCCCTTACGGCGCATCTAACCTAGAATCTGCTGAACGTGTGACGCACATCATGCGTAAAACCAAGAATGAGATGATAAAACTCCAAGATCAGGGGTTTTACAGGAACGTCAACCTTGGTGACCCCGTATCTTTTACTACAGATATTGAAGAAGCGAAGGCTGAACAGTCTGGAATCTCGCTTTCTACCGATGACCGCTATGCAGTGTATGAAATTCACGCGGATATAGTGCTTGAAGAGGTAGATGGGGAGGAGAGTGGGGCGCAAAAAGAGGAAAATCCCCTCCAAATCGCCAAGCCTTACGTCATAACAATAGAAAAAGGCACGGGAACAGTGCTTGCAGTACGTAGAAACTGGAATCCTGACGACCCATTGCTGCTAAAGCGTCAACATTTTGTTCATTACGTGTACGTTCCGGGGTTTGGCTTCTATGGTCTTGGTTTAATTCACATTATTGGGGGTTATGCACGGGCTGGAACCTCTATAATCCGTCAATTAGTTGACGCTGGTACGCTATCTAACCTACCGGGCGGCTTAAAATCGCGTGGAATGCGCGTAACTACGGGTGATACCCCCATAGGGCCGGGTGAATTTCGTGATGTGGACGTACCTAGCGGGTCAATACGGGAGAATATCCTCCCATTACCGTATAAAGAGCCAAGTCAGACGTTACTCGCATTATTAGACAAGATAACCGAAGAAGGCCGACGTTTAGGGGCTATTTCGGACATGAATATCTCCGATATGAGTGCAAATGCACCTGTCGGTACAACATTAGCTCTACTAGAACGTACATTAAAGCCAATGGCAGCGGTTCAATCCCGTGTCCACTACGCAATGAAGCAGGAATTTAAACTGCTCAGGGCGATTATGGCTGAGTACGCACCAGTAGAGTATGGTTATGAGCCTGACCGTGGTACGCCTCGCGCCCGCCAAGCCGATTATGCCACGGTGGAAGTAATTCCTGTCAGCGACCCCAACAGTAGTACGATGGCACAACGAGTTGTGCAATACCAAACCGTACTCCAGATGGCACAGGCTAACCCTCAAATCTATGACCTACCCCAACTGCATCGGCAGATGATTGAGGTCTTAGGGATTAAGAACGCAGATAAACTTGTACCTAATGAAGACGATATGAAACCGGAAGACCCAGTAAGTGAGAACATGGATGCACTTTCTGGTAAGCCATTGAAAGCATTCATATTTCAAGACCATAAGGCACACATTGCAGTGCATGAAGCGTTCTTGGCTGATCCACAAGTAGCCGCCATGTTAGGCCAAATGCCAACCGGTCAACAGATTGTAGCTGCGCTCAAAGCTCACATTGCTGAACACATGGCCTTCTTGTATAGGCAACAGATGGAAGAACAGTTGGGTCAACAACTACCACCACCAAACGAAGAACTTCCAGAACAGTTGGAATACAGGTTGGCGGGATTGTTAGCCAAGGCAGCGCAACGGCTTACAGCTCAGAAGCAAGCGCAAGCTGCACAGCAGCAAGCACAAGAGTTGGCGGAAGACCCAATCATCCAGATGCAGCAGCGCGAGTTGGCAATCAAGGAACAAGACGCGCAGCGTAAGGCGGCTAAAGATGCGGCAGATGTGGCGCTTGACCAAGAGCGACTTGATCTGGATAAAGAAAAAGCCCAAACAACAGCAGTGCTTGAGGCAAACCGTATAACTTCACAGAACTTAGCGGCTGAAGCAAAGAATGATGTGGAAGAAGCCAAGGTCATTATTGACATGGCTAAAGCCAAGGGCGAAGAAAAACGAACTAGAGCAGAAGCGCATCGTGATGCGTCTGAAGCCTACCGCGATGACCGAGAGGATAGATAATGGAAGAAGAACTTTTACTTGCAGATGGTTTTAATGACGCGCTGATAGGCACGGGCCAACGTGCAAATAAGCCTACCCTCGCTGTTTACGACGCAAAAAAATGTATTGAGGTTTTGGAAAAAAGGGACGGCATGACCCAAGAAGAAGCCAATGAGTTTTTTGAGTTTAATGTAGTGGGGGCATGGGTTGGA